GAAGATGAAGATGAAGATGAAGATGAAGATGAAGATGAAGATGAAGATGAAGATGAAGATTCAGAAGAATCGATTGATTCTTCTGAAGAAATTAGAACAATTTTATCTATTAAAGGAGTAGACATTGTATGATATTTAGATATTTATATAATTTAATAAAAAATTTAAATTTCAATTTTTTGTTAATTAATTACAAAAAAATATAAATAATTATAATTATTTACAGATAAAAAAATTTATTTATTATTTCATTATTGGATGTAAAATACCATTAAAAATAATAGGTTCTTCAAATGGAAATATTACTCCTTCACATAATGCACTTGGTGAATTCATTGGTAATAATTTACTTTTCTTACTTTTCTTACATTTTAAACCAATCGTAATATGTTTAATTGGATTACCATAATATGGAATATCTGGATTTAGATCTTCAATTTCTGCTACAATAAAATCATTTGATATTGCAAAAGATTTAATCTTAATATTAATTACAGAGTTAAAATGAGGTTGTAATTCTGTAATTCTAGCATCATTTTTACCACCAGTATATAATATAGTAGTATGAATACTACTATTCAATTTATATAATTTGTCATTTTTAATGAGAAACATATCTTCATTCTTTAATTTTTCTATTAAAGAATCAAAATATTCAACAGGCATCTGAATTGTATTAAATAATTTAATAATTTTATTATCAATTTTATTATCAATTTTCTTATAAATAGAAATACTGGAATCTAATATCATCATATTTTCTAATAATCTTTGATAATCTTCATCAGAATAAACTAATGAAATATATAACAACTTTTTATAATCAAAAACTTGGTCAGACATTTTTATATTATTTTATACAATTGTATATATAAAATAATAAAATCAATTTTTTTAATTATTTATCAATGCTATTGTAATAAGAAATATAATATAAATATAATATATAAATAATAAAACAAAATATAACTAGTTATATTAAATATATCTATATATAAAATTATACTGAACACTTATTAGAATTGACTATTATCTTATGGAATACTCATACATTTTGGGAATAGAATATTTTTGATTGTCAAGTTCAAATTCCCAGTTATTTCCAACGTCGTTATATGTACTAGGTTTTCCTTCTGATCTTATATTACTATTTTTTATTAAAAAAAAAGTGTCTGATAAAGTCATTGGTTCTTGTTTCACATTTATATTAGACATACCGTATTTAGCATAGATTTTTTTTATATTATTTAAACTTTGATATGACTTAATTATCATATTATTCCCAGTTCCAGTAATATATGGATCATGTACTCCTAATATATTTGGTTGTTTATTACTTCCCCCCTCTTGTAATTTAGCTAATTTAGCTTTGTATTTGTAATATTTCATTTCATAATATTTATCATCATAACCACCATTTACTGATACTGGTACTGGTTCTGGAACTGGTTCTGGTTCTTGTGATTTTACTGGTGGTTGTACTGGTACTGGTTGTGGAGTTGTTCCACCATTTTGTACATTATTTTCCAATGCAGCTATTTTAGCTTTATATTTATAATATTTCATTTCATAATATTGTTCATTATGATCTTCTAAACCTTTTGAATTATACATTATAATTATAATAAAGAAATTATTTTTTTTTTAAATTATATATTTTTAAACAAAACTATATATTTTTATAATGTTAAAATTAAATTATATGTTATCATATCAATATAATTCATATATGAGCTCAATGATAATATTAAAATATAAATTATTTCACTAGATGATGTTTCTAATATTTCATCTATATAACCAAATAAAACATTTATTTTTCTTTCTGTCCATATACTATTAATATGTGAATATATATCTTGTTTAATTTTTCCCCCAGGTGAATCATAACTATTAAATAATGTTGATGGATCAAAATCATCATTTTGAATAAAAGATTCAATTAATGTTTTTAATTGATCTAAATTATAAATTATTTCAGAACCTTTATAAGTTTGTTTTAAATTATCAAAAGATTGTAATAATATTTTAAATATTTTTTCATATTTTTTTTTATTTTCAGGCGATAAATAATATTTACATGCAAAAATTATTGGAAAATATATAATGTTTATATCATTTTTAGTATCTCGATTAATCGTTCTAACTGTACTCTGAAAAAATCCATTTTCTTGTAAATCTAATTTATTATTAATAATAGATATCTTTGTCCCAATTGGTTTATAAGCATAAATAAATAATTTAATTATGATAGATAATGGATCTAATGTATCATTTTTTGATTTTAATATTAAATTTTGTATTATATTCATATAATTTATTTATAAATATATATGTAAATATATTTATAAATCTTTAATAAAATAAATAAAATTATCTTTTTTTCGTTTTAATTAAACCATCAATAGAATCATTTAATTCTTCATTCTTTCTTTTTAATCTAGTATTCATTTCTTTTAATTGATGATTATCTGATTCCGTCAATATAATTTCTTTTTCTAATTTTTTAATTTGTTCTCTGAAATTATCTATAGATTTTGATAAATATAAGATTGATTCAGATTTTTGTTGATTTTGTTGTGTAATATCTCTATTAATATATTCTAAATCTTGAATCTTTTTATTTAAATTTTTAATCTCAAATTGATAAATACATTTTCTATTTAATACTAGAGCTAAATCATACGATGTTTGTTCTGAATTATTTTTAATTAAAGGATTTGCTCCTAATTCTAATAAATAATTTGTGATTTTGGGATCTGGAACTTGTAGAGAATAATGAAGAGCTGTATATTTATTACTTTCATCAATAATTTTATTAACATTTTGTTTATTAACTAATTCTTTAATTTTATTAAAGTTATTTGTAACAATATGAAAAATTAAATCATTTGATCTTTTAATTTCATTTTGAACTGATGATCCAAATACAAAACTTCTTGTATAACTCATTTTATTAATATATAATTTAATTATTCAAAATATTATAATATCAATTTTTTATGAACTTAAATAAATCTATAAAAAATTGATATTATAATATTTTGAATTATAATGTTAATAATTTATAAATGTCTGAATATATGAACTTTTATTCAATTGAAAAAAATGTTATGTCCTATATTGCAAGAAATAAAAAAATGTGCAATTTCACAGAACTATATAATTATATTATTGATGATAATACTATTAAAGATCCTAAAGTTTTATCAGATTTAAAAAATAAATTATATATTGTTATGAGTCAATTAGATTCTAAATATTATGATGTAAATGTAATTAAAGTTAATAATACTTATTTAGTCGGATATAATATTCCTATTATTTTTAATAATAATATTTCAAATGATACTAATCTAAAAGAAGATTTAAATAAATCTACATTTGAATATATTATTGATAATGATATTGATTATGATATAAAACCAGATTGTTGTGGAGAAACATTATTATTCCAAGGAGTTAAAATGAATGATATTAAACGAGTTAATAAATTATTAAAAAAATATCCTTTATCATTTTTTACTAAAAATAAAAATGATGAAAATGTATTAGATTTAATACAACAAAAATCAGATTTGACATTTCTTAAAATGTGTATACAAGAAAATAATAATGAAATTAATATATTAAAAAAAGAAAATGAAACATTAAAAAGTTTATTATTAAAGACTGAAATAAATTTTTCAGTTATTAATAATAAAATTTTAGCAGATGAAATGTATATAAAATGTTCTAAATTAGGATTATTGAGTTTCTTTTTTATTATTTATATTTATTTGATATATATTAGATAATTTTTTTTATAAAAATAAATAAATATTTTAAAATATTATATTATAATGCTTAATTTTACAAAAGAACAAGTTGCAAAACATTGTACTGAAAATGATGGATGGATAATATTTGATGGTTATGTTTATGATATTTCTAACTTTATTAGATTACATCCCGGAGGACTTAAATTACTAAATTATTTGGGTAAAGATGTTAAAGATGTATGGTTAGATAAAGGATATTTATGGCATTTACAAAATAATGATGTTTTTCAAATTTTACAAACTTATAAAATTGGAAAAATAAAAACTAAATATGATATCAGTTTTGAAAATAAATATAATTATATTTAATAAATTAATAAAAAAATTTATTATTAGAGACTATTATTCAATATATTTTTATTTTTAGTAATTTCATCATAAACTAGATCATAAAATTCTTCATTATCACTAGTATCTTCATTATCACTAGTATCTTCATTATAACTAGTATCTTCATTATTATTATCTAATATATTTAAAATTTGTTTATTTGATTCATTATTTTGTTTACTAATAATATCATAATCATTATCATTTATTTTATCAGTTTTTTGTAAAATATTAATAGTATCATTTGTAATTTGTTTATCTATTTCTAATATATTAGACATTTTTTTTTTCAATTCATTATTTTTAACTTTTTTAATATTATGTATAAAAACAAATTCTTCATCATCATTCTCATTATAATTTAAAAAATCAATAAAATTATTACTAGTTAATGTAAAAATTTTTTGTTCTTTAATTAATTTTTGTTCATCTGCTTTAAAAGTTTTAATATCTTTATTTGAATAATAGTTTTCATAAAAAATGTCATTTCTCTTCATTATAAATGTATATGCTTCATCACATGTTGTAAATCTTTCATCTAAAAATTGTTCATCAATTAATTTATTCAAAAATTGATCTAATGAATATAGTAGAGGATTATCATGTTTAAATATTTTTTTTTGTTTTTTTTCTAATGTGTCTTTTAAGATATATATTTTTTTTTTAGTTTCAATTTCAATAATATCATTTTTATTAAATAATATATCTTTATTATCAACATTAAATAATTTATATCGTTTTTCTATATCATCATAATTATTACATTTAGTAATAACTACATTAATTTCTTTTTCATCATGTTCTTTAAATAATGATAATCCAGCCATTAAACGATGTTGTCCATCTATAATATATAATATTTTTAATTTATCTTCAGTTTTAAGATAACATAATTGTAATGGGTTAGTACAATAATAAAACCATTCAGGTTCTTCTTGAAATAATTTTTTAATAGATTCTATTTTATCTGTATTTTGCGTCCTTTGAAAATCAGGAATCGTAATTTTATATATAATATTTTTCATTTGTAAACCATCACATTTTAATTCATCTTGATATAATTCATTTAATTCTGAAAAACTCATTTTTATTGGAATTAATTTTTTTTCTTCCTTTAAAACATTTGTAATTCTTGTTTCTAATTTCATTTAATATATTATTATATATATACATATATGCAAAATAATATATTATCAATTTTTTACTAATTAGTATCAATTATATTTTCTAAAGATATTGTTTATTATAATATACTTTCAATTTTTATTAATTTATCTAATTCCAATATATTATTATATGAAATTGTCAAATTTAATTTATTAATTAGATCTCTTGTTTTTTGTTCTCTTATTTCAATATAATCATTTTGAACTATATTTGTATTCTGAAATACATATTCAGAATATACATTTTTATCATTTATATCTTTATTATCAATAACTTCATTTATATCTTTATTATTTACAACTTGATTAATAATCTCATTATTTACAACTTGATTAATAATTTCATCATTTCTAATCTCGTTATTTACAACTTGATTAATAATTTCATCATTTCTAATATTGTTATTTACAACTTGATTAATAATTTCATCATTTCTAATCTCGTTATTTACAACTTGATTAATAATCTCATCATTTATAATCTCATTATTTACAACTTGATTAATAATTTCATCATTTCTAATTTCGTTATTTACAACTTGATTAATAATTTCATCATTTATAATATCATTATTTATAATATCATTATTTACAACTTGATTAATAATTTCATCATTTATAACTTGATTAATAATTTCATCATTTATAACTTGATTAATAATTTCATCATTTACAACTTGATTAATAATTTCATCATTAATAATCTCATTATTTACTAGTTCATTTATAATTTTATCATTTATAATCTCATTATTTACAACTTGATTAATAATTTCATCATTTATAATCTCATCATTTACAATCTCATTAATAATCTCATCATTTACAATATCATCATTTACAATCTCATTAATAATCTCATCATTTACAATATCATTATTTACAATATCATTATTTACAACATCGTTTATAATCTCATCATGTACAATCTCATTATTTACAACATCATTTATAATCTCATTAATAATCTCATCATTTACAATCTCATTAATAATTTCGTCATTTCCAATCTCATTAATAATTTCATTATTTACTACTCTTTTATTTACATTATTATTTATTTGATTTCTTATCTGTAAATGTGTTTTAGAAAGTTTTTCAATTGGACAAGTTAATAGATCAATTAATTTTTCATCAATTGCTTTTTTACATAATTCACAATTTTTACTAGTACCAGTATCAGATGTAAATTTTGTTCTATTTTCTTTAAAAATTGTTTTAATACATATAATTAAATCATTTGATCCATTCATTGTGATTTCTTTATTGTATGTAATACCTAATATTTTACCAATTTTTTTTGATCTAAATTTAATTTCATGTAATGTATAATTATGAACACCATTATTATGTTTTTCTAATGATTTTGATCCATATAATCTATTATCTTTGTATATATTAACCATATCTTGTGGTAAATCAATATCTTCATTATTATCATTATGAAATATATTAGAATAAAATGTAAATATTGTATTTATTTCCATACAATAACCATTATTATTTAATGATGTATAGACATTATTATATTTTTTAATATAATCAGTAAAAGTATCTTTATTACACAATTTCCATTTTTTTTCATTTACAGAATAAATACTATACTTATATTCATTATTTATATATTTTTTATATAAATATAAATATTTTTGTTGCTCATCTTCTAAAATAAATAACAAAATATTAATCTTAAATGGAATACAATTTTTATCTTCAAAAAAATTATATGGTTCAACTACAATTTTATCATTAACTCTAATTTCACAATTATTTAATAATTTAGCATATGTTTTTCCAATACTATCTAATAATTTATTTGTTATTTCATCTATTGTTGTAGTATAATAAATTTCATCATTTCTAATTTTAGTAATTTTAATTGTTGAACCATAATTAAAAGGATGAATATTACTATATTCATCATCATTAATAACATTTTTTATAGGATTATATGAATCATTTACATTTATTTCATTTGACATTCTTTCAAAATCAGCAATAACTAAATAATAATTATTTAATGATGGTACTTTTGTAATTATTTCTAATTGATTTGCAGTAGATAAAGAACCAGCTTTTAAACCAACACCATATTCAGATGTTTCATCATCATCATCATGATAATTACTAATATGCCCCATATTTAATGGATTATTAATTCCATCTTCATTTATATTATGAAACCCTATTTCATAATTATCTGAAATTCTTACTTCTAATAATTTACCATCATTATCTATTATTGTATATATATATATATATTATTACATTTTTTTACAACATTATCTATACACTCGTAAATAAATTTATCAAATGTGTAATTAGATTGTCTATGTTGTTTAGCTATAGATTTAAAATGTGGTGCTCCAGTATTTATTATTTCACTCATTTAATTAAATAATAAATTCAAGGTAAATAATAATAAAAATCAATTTTTTAGCAATAATAAAAATTGAATTATTTTTTATATATTTTAAGTATATATACATAATATATCATAAATCATGCCCCAATATTTTTACACATCTCTAAATGTCGAATCGGAAGAAATCCTTCCAAATGAATTATTAGATATTATCTTTGGTTCATTCAAAAATATTCAATTAATTAAAGATAATTTAAATAATTTTAAATTAGACACAAATGATTATATTGTGAATGCTTGGATCCAAAATATCTCTCCACATAGTTTTACTATAAATTATAATGGATTAGATAAACCAAATATTTATTGGATTTCAAAATTATATACAGATTTTAAATCAATTAATATTAATTGTTCTTGGTATAATGAGAATTTAGAACAAGCAGGACAAATAGAAGCTATAAATGATTTAATTAAACAAAAAAATTATTATGGATCATATGCTCGTAATTATTGTTCAAATTATCATGATGAATATTCATCTATATTAATTAATAAATATACAGATTTAGAATCAGGAGAAATTTATTGGATTGAAAAAGATATTATTGATCCAAGTTTTGATGAAAAAAGAATTAGTGATATAGAATTTTGTAAAAATAATTATGAAACTGATTGGGAAATAATTAGTTGTTAATTTAATATATTTGGATAATATATTAAATTAATTTTTAATTTTCTTTAAAGTTTTTTCTATTTTTTTATTTAATTTATTATCTATTTCTAATAAATTTTTATAATTTAATTCCTGACCATTAGATGTTTCTTTATATCCATCTATTTTTAATAAACCGGTATCTATTTTATCATGACATTTATGACATAATATAGTTAAATTACTCATATGATTTTTATGTATATATTTTTTATTATTAATTAATCCATTATTATCACAATCTTTTTGAAAATTTATATGATGTGTTTCTAATGGTATTTCATTTTCTAATGGTATTTTATTACATATCTGACATTTTTGAACATACAATTTATTATTATATCTAGATTTTTTATCTGATGATATATCTGATACTTTTAAATCTTTTGATATAATATTTGAATAATCTGTAAATGTTTTATCATTAATTAAACATTTTGCAACTAATAAACCATAAAAATTTGATCCAGAACCTTCATGAAGTTTTCTATCATAAATTAATTTATTATTTTTTTCATCATATTCTACATGTAAATAATATTTTGATATATTTTTTAGCTGACTTAATTCTTTAAAATTACATATATCATGCAAATGTGTTGCTGTTATAAATGATGTTTGTGATTCTGATAACATCTTGATAATCGTCATAACTATGATTAATGATGAATGATGTTCTGTTCCTTTACAAATTTCATCTGCTATAATTAATGTATTTCTAGAATTTCTTTTTAAAATAGCTGTTAATTCTGAAACTTCTAATGTAAAAGCAGATAATCCTTTAAATAAATTATCATTAGATGAAATTCGTGTTAACATTGAATTATATGGATAATACTCAAAATTTGATGCTGGGACAAAATATCCAATTTGAGCTAATAATACACTTAAACCTATTGCTTTTTGTAATGTAGATTTTCCTGCAGAATTTAAACCAAATAATAGAATACCATCTTGTTTTTCTGTTCCTAATTCAATATCAGTAGGAATAAATTCAATATCAGTATTAATTCGTTCAACAATTGGATGTCTTAAATCTTTCGCAATAAAATATGATTTTTTATCATATTTATTATTAATAATAGGTTTATTATAATAAAATTTATTTGCAACTTTAGCCCCTGATAATAGAAAATCAAAATGACCAATAAAATTTGTTATAATATTAATTTCATACATATCTGATAATTTACTTAATTCTTCTATAAATTTTTCTTTTAACATTATTTTAATTTCATCCATATATTCATTTATTTTATCAGATTTCTGTTTAATTTCATTACAAAATACTTTTGTATTTGAACCTTTTACAGGTTTTATAAAATTTATAGATGATGTTTTTATATTAATTATTTTTGAACCTATTGTAATTGATATTTTATCACTTTTTTTTAATTCAGTTTGCAAAACTTCTGCTCTTTTATTAGATAATATTAAATAATATCCATCTCTATCATTAGAATCTATTTTAATAAATTGATCATCTGATTTTTTATTAGTTTTATCTTTTAAAATAGAATCAAAAAATTCAGCTAATTTATGCATAAAATTAGTACATATTTCTATTGAATTTTGTAATTCATCAATTTCAACATATTTTCCTTTAATAAATATATTACCTGTAATATCATTTAATAAATATTTTTCTAATTGATCAATCTCGAATGTTTCATTTAAATATTTAATTAAATTTTCTAATTTTTTTTTTAAAATAGCAATCTTAACACTTTCAACATTATTTAATAAATTAGTTAATATCTTATCTGAATATATTAAATTAACTAATTTTAATGCATTTTCCTGAAATAATATCCATTGATAAAACTCTATTGGATTAATATTTTTTAAATTAATTTTTCGATCTAATCTTTCAACATCTTTAATTTCTGATAATACTTGCTCAAATGTATTATATGTTTTTTGTAAATTTTCTATAATATCATATTTAAAATTTATTATTTTACAATTAATTAAAGGCTCTATTAAAACATTTTTTAAATATCTTCTTCCCATAGGTGTTAATGTTTTATTAATAATATCAAATAAACATTTATATGAATTTTCAATTGAAAATAATGTTTTATCATCTTTAGCAAAAACATCTAATTGATATATTGGATTATTTCCAAGATGCATTTTATCTTCTTTAATATATATCTCAGGTTTAGATAAATTTGTTAATAAATTTGAATTATGATCTGATAAATATAATAATGATAATATAAATGCATCTCTTCCTAATGTATATGTTTCTAAATTTAAATAATCTATAGGACAAGTATTAATTTTATATATTTTTTTTAATAAAGTACTTTGATAAGATATATTTTGAAAATTATTATAACCTTTCATATTTTTAATATCATTTAATGTTTTATGAATAAATTTTTTATCATGGAGTTCTAAATATAAAATAATTTCATTTATATTAGTTTGAATATTATTTGATACTAATAATATTTCAGTTGGTGAAAATGAATTAATAAATTTAACAATTTCATCTAATGAAATTTTTTCATCATCTTTAGATGAAAATGTTTCGTGAATTTTTATATATCCGGTTGATGCTTCAATTAATGATAATCCAGCCATATATATTTTATTTTTTTTATTAGAATTAATTTCTTCTAAAAAAATTGTTAATAAAAAATTAGAATCTGGTTTTGATATTTCATTAATATATGTAGACGGTGAATAAATTCCTGTAATTTCTCTTCTAGGTTTAGGAGCTGGAGATACTTGTTCCATAACAATAATAGTATAACCATTATCAATTAATATTTTAATATATTTTTGAAGAGCAACACATGGAAATCCTAACATATATGGATTTTTTCTATCAATTGATATTATTGATTTATTTTTTTTAGTAACCGAAATATTTAATATATTTGAAATTAATTGTAAATCATAACCTTCATCTATTGTTTGATAAGCTTCAAAAAAAGACCCAACTTGCATTATAAATAAACTCAACTTTCCATATATTTTTGTATATTTTTCTTGATTTGAAAAATATTCATTATATGCGTCAGCCATTACTATTTTTAAATATTAATAATTATTTAAATAATTATTAATAATTCTTATTTTAAAATTATATTATATTTAATAATATAAATATTATATAATATAATATAATGAGTAATAATGTTAATATTAAATTACTAAATGGTTTGGGTGATAAATTATTGGATTTAATAGGATTTTATATATTGTGTAAATATCTTAATTATAAACCTAATATTTCATTTTGTTGTAATGGCATTTTCCCATGGGGAAATAATAATTATGATACTCGTTTAATTAACTTTAATGAAATAATAATTTCTGATGATAAATGTGATTTTTATGTAAAATCACCAAATCCATCATCATCTATATGTCCTTATAAAGTTTATGAATTTATCAAACAATTTTTACCTGAATTAACATTTGAACAAATATCTAATGATTTTATTAAATATGCTAAAAAAATAATAAACCCTTCTGAAATTATTTTATCAAAAATACCAATTAATATAGAAAATGCATATGGTATTCATTTAAGAAAAAGTGATAAAGTTAATAAAAAAACATGTGATATTAGACATGAAAATTTAATAGATGAATTTATAATAATTACAAATAAATTATTAGAAGATATAGAAAATATAATTATATCTGAACAAGAACCAATATTTTTAATTGTTAGTGAAGATGATAATTGGAAAGAAGAAATATCTAATATTATAATGAATATTGCAAATAAAAATAATAAAGTAATAAAAATATTAGATATTGATTATTATAATGAAAATAATTATTCTAATTATAATAGTATTTTAGATATGTTTTGTTTATCAAAATGTAAAGAAATTTTACAAGGTGTTAAATATAGTACTTTTAGCATATTAGCAAGTTTATTGGGTAATAATAAAATTAGAAATTATTCAAATTATACTGATACTTATGATAAGTGTTTAATACATTCTTGGTCTTCTGTGATAAAAATTAATAATAATAATAATTTTGATATTGAATTTCATAAAAAAAATACAAATAGTGTTACAAATATAATAACTAATATAAATAAAATTTATAATTTATAATTTTTCTATAATTTATAATTTTTCTATAACAATTTTTTTCATATGATTTTTTAATTTATTATATAATTCTTCTTTAATAGAATCCATATGTTTAGATTTTAAATCATACCAATTCACATTATTATTTCTAACAAATTTATCTAAAAATTTAACTACTTCATGTTTCCCAAATACATTATTTAATATAAAATCTATTTTTAAATCATCTATTTTTTCTTCTTGTTCATATTCTTTCATATTTTTTATAAAATTTATATCTCCATCTGTATTTATTAAATATTTTTGTAATTTTGTAAATGAAAATGGTAACCACACATTTACATATTTATCATATATATTTCTACATATTTTTTTTCTTAAATCTGGATCATCATTAACATCTACGATTGATGAGTTTGTATAAAAAATTGGTCTTGGTGCATAATATGAAATAGGATCAAGTAAATTATTTTGTATTAAATTATTTGTATAAAATGAATTAGCATATATAGAATTAGAATAATCACTTGTATTTGGTATGTATTGAATATTACCATTTAAATCAATAAATGTTCTCAACATTATATAATAATTAATATAGATATTTATTTAATAATATTTTTAAATTTTAGTTTATTAATAATATCTCTATGTTTATAATCATCAGTACCAAAATTATCTGATAAATTATCTTCAATTATTTTATATATTTTTTTATAATTAATATCATTATCATTTAAATATTTTTTATATATATCTATTAATTTATCAATATTATTTTTATCAAAATCTTTTGCATATTTTTCTAATATAAAATTTAATAAATTATCAATAATATTATTTTTATCATCTATTAATTTAATTAATACATCATATATATCATCTATTTTTTTTATATTATATATAGTAGTTATATGATAATCATAATATTGTTTATAAATATTATAATGTATATATATATCTATATCTTCTTTATTAAAATTATCTTTAATTATTTCAAAAATTTTTTTATAATTAATATCATCATATTTTAGATACATTTTATATATATTTATTAATTTATCTATATTTAATATATCTTTAAATTGATCTTTATAATTATAAAGAATCATTGTAAAAATTATATCAATTGTTTCTATATTATTATTATAATTTATTATATCCATTAAATTATCAAATATATCATTTACATTTTTTATATTAAAATTAGCTAATAACATATAATTATAATCAAAAAATAAATTTTCTAATTCATTAATATCAGATATAATATTAGTAACATTTTTATTTGTAATCAATGTGTCTTGATTTAATAAATCATTATTATTAGATAAAATAATAGAACCTCTTTTTTTAATAATATCTAAATAAAAAGGATTAAAAATTTCATTATTATTATTATTATATTTTTTTGTAATTACAAATTCTTTATTCATTATAATTATATTATATAAATAATTATATAAATAATTTATATAAATAATTTATATAAATTATTTATATAAATTATTTTTTTTATAATATAATTATATATGGATTATTTAAATAGAATTAATATTTTTAAAAAATATTTTTTTGAATATAAAAAAAATAATGATAAGACAAATATGAATAAAATGTTAAATAATATTAAAAATTTACACGGAAAAATAATTGAATATATATTAAATTTAAAAGATTCTCAAGAAAATAATAAATTAGAAGTTCTTTCAGACTTGGAAGTTATTAATTATAATATTATCACTATTATAAATGAATTAAATAGTAATTTAAATAATGATGAAATTGATTATTATATAGATGATAATTATATAAAAGATGATGATGTAATTAATGATATGGATAATAATGAGTTAGATAATATTTTAATTAATAATGAAACTAATAATGTTCAAGTTAATAAAATCATAAAATTAAATGATAAACTCCCATCATTAATATTATTTTATGCAGAATGGTGTGGTTATTGTAAACTATTAATGCCTATTTGGAAACAAATTGAAGAATTAATACCATCAGATAAAATTAATATAACAAAAATATCATGTGTTGAAAATGAAAATTTATGTAAAAAAATACGAATTATTGATGGATATCCAACAATATTATTAATTAATGATACAATTCATAAATATTCTGGTGATAGAAGTCTAAATCATATTATTGAATTTATCAATAATAAAATTGGTACAAATATTTAATATAATAATTTAATATAATAATAAATATATATATATATATATATATATATGAATAATTCTTATTTTTTTTCAACTATAGGTGATTATGATGTTATTACAAATAATAAAGATATTGAACATTTTATTAGTAATAAAAGTATACCATTATATATATTATATGGTTATTATATAGATCAAACTAGACCTTTACCACTAAAAAAAGACACAAATGTCAAAAATATGGATCAAGCAATAAGTCATGCATGGTCAAATAATATAAATATTTTTGGTTTACAATATAATGGAGAATTTTGGTATCCAGATAATAATAATATAAATAATTTAACAATTGTAAAAAAAGATGGAATTTATAATGGACCTAAATCTATTTTAGGTATGGGATTACAAAATAATATATATATTAGAAATAATTACGAGTATTTAGGAGGTTTTGCTGATTCTTTTGATAGAGCATTACCATATAGAGCTGGTAATGTTTCATCAATAGAAGAAGCAATAATCATAGCTAATAATTTGGGCGATAAGGCTTGGATTTTTGGGTTGCAATCTAATGGAGAATTTTGGTATGGTGATAATTTAAAACGATCTATTAAACATGGTATAAAACAAAGTAATAATATTTTAGGTGACGAATTGCAAAATCAAATCTTTGTACGTAAATTTAAATATATTTAAAGCTCGGATTTTAAGATTATAAACTAACTAAACTTATTATATTTAAAAATCAAATTATTTAATTAATATATCAAAATTTATAAAATTATTTAATTATTATAATAAAATAATTTTACTAATACAACCATATAATTGTAACATTGTATCTAATCCATCAGAAATTTTTGTATAAAATTCTGATATTATTTCTATATATTTTATTCTAATTTCTTCTTCAATTTCTACTTCTTTTAATATATTTATCATTATTAAAAGAATATCTGATCCACAATATCCTTCAGTTTTTAATTCATTTATTATTTCTATACTTTTAAATAAATTTCTTGATGCACATTCTTGAATTAAATTTATTATCTTTCTAGGACTAGGTTCAAATGATAATTTTTGAATATTTTCTGGTGTAATATTTGAAAATCCATTATATATTGAATCTAATAGATTAATAGATGCTCTTAAATCACCTTTACAATTTGATACTATCATTTGTAAACCTTCATCATTATATTTAATATTTTCTAAGACACAAATTTTTTTTAAATGTTCAAATATAACATTTGTTTTTAATGGAGATACATATATAATTAAACATCTTGATTGAATAGATTCTATTAATTTTGATGACTCATTACATATAAATGCAAATCTTGTATGTTTACAATATTCTTCTATCATATTAACTATCATATTCTGAGCTTTTTTAGTTATATTATCTGCTTCATCCATAATAATAATTTTTGGAATAATTATACCATCTTTATCTACTAATTTTTTTTTACAAAAATACATTATTGTATTATTTAAATAATCTAAACCCCTATTATCAGATGCATTTAAATTTAAAACTCCATCTGAATATTTTATTCCTAATAACTTTTTTGCTATTATCATCATTAATGATGTTTTACCTGTTCCAGATGGACCAATAATCATTAAATTAGGAATTATATTTAAATCTATTATAGTTGAAATTTTATTTTTAATAATATCATTTAATATAATAGATTTAAAATTTTTAGGTCTATATTTATCAATTAATGGTAATTTATTAGAATCTATTTTTTTTTTAATTGAATCTAATTCTTTTGAAAATTTATAAATATTATTATAATTCATTAATATTATTATATTAATACTGTTTTAAATTATTATAATAATTTAAATTTTCAAATTTTATACAATAACTAAAAATATATAAATTTAAATTTGAAATATTATGATTGATTACATAAAATTATTATTTGTTTATTTAATAATTTATATAATTAAATTATTAAATTTAGTTTTATAAAAAAATAATTAAATTTTTATATATTCATCTAAATGTTTTTGATAATATACATATTCAGATAAATCATTATCTATAATAATTTGTTCTATTTTTAAATTAATATCATTTCTAGTATAATATTTAATCTTTATAAAAAATTCTAGTATTCCTTTAATTATATCAATAAAATTTTTTTTATAATATGTAAATAATAAGATAGCAGATAAGAATTTATCTTTATCTAATATATCATTATTTATATCATTAAACCATGATTCATAATTCTCATATTCATCACTAGATAAAATTAATATTTCATAATTATTATCATTATATATATTTTTTATTTCTTGATTATCATCTTTATTATTATCATCATTATCATCATTATCATCATTATCATCATTATTATTATTATTATTATTATTAGAATCATCATTATTATTATTAATTTTTTTTAAAAAATTAATTTCATTATCTATCATAAATTTAATTCTTAATGATATTTTATCTCTTTTATCAATAATATATTCTATTTGTTCGTTTAAATATTGTTTTTCATTTGTATTCCATATTTCAATTATACCATTTAAAATTATTAACCAAAATTCTAAATATTGTTCTTTTTTATTTTCATTATATGCATTTTCTAAATTTTTAAATACATATCTTATTAATTGATTACCAATTATTTTATTAATATATAATTTTGTTATTAATAAAATTAAATTTTTTTTAATTTTATAATCAATTATATAATCATTATCATTTTTACTATTTATATTCTTAATATCATTTATTAATTTTGTAAAATATGATTCTAAATAATTTAATAATATTCTTCTAAATGTAATAGGAATCATATTTTTATCATCTACAATCCATTTTAAATTATAAATTATATCTGTTATTAATTTAACATATAAATTTAAAAAATCTGTTTCATTTAAACATTTACTAATAATTTTTTCTGTTATAATATCTAGATCATTATATAATATAATTTCTTGAGTTTTTATTTCATTTAAAATATGTTCATAATTTAAAAATGTAATTTTATTTAAATTACTACTAATTACATTAATAACAGATTTCTCATCCGTACTTTTAAATTCCCACTTATTATGATTATTTTGATTATAATTAATTTTCTTCTTTGATTCTAAATATTGTGTAGATGATTTAAACATTTCATTTATTTTATCAAAAATATTTGATAATTCAAATGATACTGATTGTTCTTTATTTATTAATTTGTAATTATATATAAATTCTTTATTATATTTTTTTTCTTTTGTTAAGACATTTTGAGTTATTTTAATATTTTTTAAAACATGTTTCCTCTCTGATGTCATTATTAATGTTTATATATTATATTATCTTTAAATAAATAATACTTTCAATTTTTATTATAATTTAATATCTAATTTATATATATAATGTCAGATATATATGTATATATAGTATCTCTATGTTTAACATTATTTATTCTATATATATTATCACCAAAATATGAAATAATATATAAAATTAATAAAAAATGTTAAAAAATATTCGATTATAATATTATAATGAAATATTTTTATATAGTCATATTTGGAATAATTAGTGGAATTTTAATTCATATATATTTATTTTATAATAATAATTTAATTGTAACTGTTAATGATACTAAAACTAAATGTATATTATAATATATATTATAAAAAAATAATATATTTTTTATAATTATATGAATATCATATTATTTTTAACACTGATATTAATAATATTAATATATATTAATTACAAGAAATATTATAATAATAATTCTGTTAAAGAAACATTAAATATATTAAAAAAAAAAAAATCTGTATCTTGGAATGATGATATTATTATTGATATTATAAAATCTGATAATATTTGCGAATCTAATATATATGAAAATTATACTAATGATATAAATGAATTTGATGATAATATATCATCTAAAATTATAAATTATTTATCTGATCTTAAAAATTCTCAAGATCAAATAAAATTTCCTGAAATTACTAATACATATGATAATATACGTATTCAAGAATTTAAAGATAATATAGTAGATAATAATATAGATAATATGACTATTGGAGATATATATGATAATTTAGTTGATGATTCTAGAATTATTTTTGGAAAAATAGAACATTTACAAACATATAATAATGATGAGAATAATAATTTTTACTCTATACATGAAAATCCAACAAAATTAGGTTATACTAATTTTGCAACATATTAAATTTAGAATATATAAATATACTTATAAGAATTAATATAATAATATTACAAATTAAAAAAATTTTCATTATATAATATTATTTAACATTATAAATATATATTAAATTAAAAAAATTGAATTATTATTATATAAACAATTATATAATATTATATAAATAATGTTAACTAAATTATCAAAAGAATATTATACTCCTGTTTTAACCAAATTATATAGTTTAATAAATTTACAAAAAATTAAATATCAGATTATAAATCAAAAAAATCATTTAGATGAATTACTTAAAATAAAACATTATGTAATTGCACATTTTCAAGGTAATAATTTTTTATTTTTTATGTGTATGATAAATAATAAAAAATTTAATATTTTTATTTCTAAAAAAGAATTAAAATATTTTGTACAACAAAATATTTTAAATGATTTAAAACTATATACAATTGATTGTAATTTAGATATACCAAATAGTTATTATAATAATACATTATTAGATGGTAAAATTATTTCTGATAAAAATATATATAATATATATGAAGTTTATTATATGGAAGGAAATAATGTTCAAAATATTAATTTAAAAATAAAATTAGATAATTTAAATTTATTAATAAATAAAATTAAAATAAAAGAACAAATTATATTTAAAATATGTAAATTGTATGATTATTCTGAAGTACCTGATTTGTTATTTAATAAATTAAAAATATCAGAATTAAAAATTAATGGTTTAATATTTTTACCAGAATTTTCTAATAAATATTATATATACACGAATGATCAAGAATTTGAAGATTTAAAACATAAAAATGTTATTCAAAAATCAATTTCTAATAAAAAAGAAAATGAATTATTTATGAAAAAAACTAACTTGCCTGATGTATATGAATTATATACTGATTTAACAAAAAAATCAAATGGTATTGCTCATATCCCAAATATAAAAACATCACATTATTTTAGAACTATTTTTAAAGATAAAAATATCGTAAAAGTTAATTGTTTAAAATCAGAAAAATTTAAAAAATGGATTCCTTTGTGTGATGATTATTTAGAATATTCTGATATTATTTTTTAAATTTTATATAAATAAATTAAAAATATATAAAAATAAATTTATTTTTATATATTAATGAAAAATATAGTTTTTATTACTAGTAATGAAGGAAAAAGAAAAGAAGTACAAGAAATTTTAGGATTAGATAATTATACTGTTATTAATCTTAAATTAGATTTACCTGAAATTCAATCAATAAATGTTGATAAAGTTATCAATGAAAAAATAAAATCTGCTTTAGAATTATCAAAAAAAAATTTAGATTTGATTAAAGAAAAATTTAAAGAAAAAAATATAATTATAAATTCATTAAAAGATGTTATAATTATATGCGAAGATACAGGTTTATATATTAAAAAAATGAATGAATTTCCCGGAGCTTTAATTAAATTTTATTTTGAAAGTATTGGTTCTGAAGGTATTATTAAAAGAGATGGTAATAGTAGGGCTAAAACTGTATGTGTTATTGGAATAATTAAAAATGGAAAAATAAAAAAATCTATTATTGGAAAAAGAAATGGTAAAATTGCTAAAAAATTAAATGGAACAAATGGATTTGGTTGGGATCCAGTTTTTATTCCTAATTTAAAAAATACAGATTATTCTATTCATAATGGAAAATCATATGCAGAACTTGATGAAAATATTAAAAATAAAATATCTCATAGGAGTGATGCTTTTAATAAATTAAAAAAAAAATTACAAAACAATATCTATTCCTATTTATAAATGGGAATATGTATTATATAATTTTGTGAATGTTGTGAATGTTGTGATTGTATTGGATTAAAAATCCGAGAAGAATAGGTGTGAATATGTATTATATAATTTTGTGAATGTTGTAAATATTGTGATTGTATTGGATTAAAAATCCGAAGAATAGGTGTTAATGTCGATCTTATAGTTTTTAGACCTGTGCAAAACATTTAAAATACCAAAAGTTATATATCGTTGATTATTACCCTTGCATCAACTAATATGGATTTATAACTCTTACACATGTCAAATAATAATGTAAAATAATGTGAGACTTATTCCCACAAACAAATATTTATGTAAATTAATGTGGGACTAATAGTCTCACAAATAAATATGAACAATATATATAGATATAAACAATTTAATCAATATATTATACAGATATAAACAATTTAATCAATATATTATACAGATATAAACAATTTAATCAATATATTATACAGATATAAACAATTTAAGCAATATTTACAGTCAGGCTTACGCCTGACAGTAGATATAATATTAATGGAAATGATATAAATTTTTTCAATTTTTTTTAATGTAGTTATGTTAATATAAAAAATATATAATTATTAAAGCATAATATATGTTTAATAAAAATTATATACACAAAAAATTGATATAATATCATTTAAAATTTTTTGCTCTTTAATAGTATTTTTAAAGAAAAAAATATAATTATAAATTCATTTAAAGAGGTTATAATTATATATAAAGATACTAGTTTATATATTAAAAAAATAAATAAATTTTCTGGATTCTTAATTAAATTTTATTTTGAAAGTATTGGTTCAATGTATTATTAAAAGAGATGGTAATAGATATAGTAATAGTAAAGCTAAAACTGTATGTGTTATTAGAATAATTAAAAATTACTTAAAAATTAAATAGAACAAATAGATTTTGATGAGATACAATTTTTATCCCTAATTAAAAAATACAGATTATATACAGAACTTGATAAAAATATTAAAAATAAAATATTTCATAGGTACATGCATTTTATAAATTAAAAAAATTATAAAACAATATCTATTCCTATTTATAAATGAGAATAGATGTTATTTGAAATCGTGAATAGATATAGAAAGCATTAGAAAGATAATAGATAGTAGTTTGTTAATGTATTTGATTGTTTGTTAATGTTTTTGACTGTAATGTAAGCAAATATATGGAATAGAAAGAAAGAATATATATATATATGAAATTGTACAGAAAGGATGATTTATTTTCCATTAATGGATTTGAAGATTTTTTGTAGCTAAATGTTTAAATGTTTAGATGATAAATTTAAAAATGTAAATCTTGATTAAATGTAAATCAAAATAATGATTGGATGATGTTCATGTAAATGTTATAGTCCTATTCTCTACACTAATAATATTTACACGAACGACAAATATAAAACTAATGAAAATAATATAAAATTTTTATTTCAATTTTTATACAATATAAAAAATATATAATAATATTATAATTAACTATTTATTTATTATAATACTCTTTTATTATTTAATTAATTTTTATTTAATATAGGATATATCTAATATAACCAGTTCTAATTAGTGTTTAGTATTACGTATTAGTGTAAAACTAATTTTAGGTGTATAATTAATTATTATAATTAATTTAAAAATACATTATTTTTTAATTATGCTGAACATGTTAAACATTCTTTTTCATCTTCAATAATTGATGATGCATTGCTAGCAGGCATTGACCTCATATAATAACATTCTGTTTTAATTCCTTTCTTTCATCCATGCTAGCAGGCATTGACCTCATATAATAACATTCTGTTTTAATTCCTTTCTTTCATCCATGAAATAATGCGGATTTTACTTTATTTATTTATTTGCATCTCTAAAAGCATATAATAGAATTTACACAAGAAAAGATAAAAAAATTATATGAACTTTGTATATATGGGACTATTACACTATTTATTTAATTATAATGATAATAATAATCGAATAATAATAGATCTAGCAATTTTAGAATAAATATTTAGTTAAAATATCAACATTGTTTTTTATATGGTTATGTTTGTTTTAGTTTATTTACGTTTAATTTATAAAAATAAATATATATTACTATATATACAAAAAAAAGAATTTAAAATATTATTAATAATTTATATATAATACTTAAAATTTGTTTTGTTTTATTATGAAATCTTTTGGTAGATTATATCAATTAAAATATTAATTAGTATAATTTAACAACAAACGATCTATCTGTAATAAAACAGCAAATTTTTAGATATTTATGAATCAAAAAAAAGAAAGCATTCACAATTGTAAATAAAATTATATTTTCATAAATTTTATTTATAATTGTGGATGTTTTCTTTTTTTTGATATTTCCCCCCCCCCCGATATCATTACTCTAATGGCATTTATATACATATTTATATTCAATTTTTAAATATAATAAAATAAGTTAAATTAAAACCCATATATATCTTTTTATTTATTGATGATTTAATTTTTAAGCTGAACATGTTAAACATTCTTTTTCATCTTCTATAATTGAAGATGCATTGCTAGCAGGCATTGACCTCATATAATAACATCCTGTTTTAATTCCTTTCTTCCATCCATAAAATAATGCGGATTTTACTTTATTTATCTCTATTTTCTCAAAATAGAGATTCATTGATTGAGATTGATCAATAAAAGGTCCTCTAGCTAATGCATGATCTATCATCCATTTTTGTTTAATTTCCCAAACAGTTTTATATAATTCTTTTAATTCTTGAGGAATAGAATCGATTTTTTGAATTGAACCATTATTTATAATAATTTTATTTTTAATTTCTTCATTCCATAAATTTAATTTTTCCAAGTCTTTAACTAAATGTTTATTTACAATTTTAAATAATCCTACTGCAGTTTTTCTTGTATAAATATTAGATGTAATTGGTTCAAAACATTCCATATTGCCTAAAATTTGTGAGGTTGATGCTGTTGGCATTAATGCTGTTAATAATGAATTTCTTATTCCATTTTCAAGAATTAAAGTTCTTAATTTATCCCAATCCCACATCTTATCATGTTTATCATCCCATAAATCAAATTGAAATTTACCTTGAGAAAATAAAGATCCATCAAATTTTTTATATGGACCATTTTCTCTTGATAATTGAATTGATTCTTCAATTGCTCCATAATATATTGTTTCCATTATATTTCTCTCAATTTCTAATGCCTGTTCTGTTTCATATGGTATTCTCATTTCTAATAATAAATTTCCTAAACCTTGAATACCAATACCGATTGGTCTAGTTGTATTATTTGATTTATATGATTCATCTGTAGGATAATAATTAATATCTATAATATTATTTAAATTTCTAGTTAAAACTTTCGATACTTCTTTTAATTTTTCATAATCATAAACATTATCTTTATAAAATTTATTAATTGCAATAGATGCTAAATTACATACAGCATATGTAGTATTATCTGATACTTGTAATATTTCCGCACATAAATTAGAAGATTTAATTGTTCCAATATTAGACTGATTAGATTTTTTATTAATATTATCCTTGAATAAAATATATGGAACTCCAGTTTCTGATAATGATATTGAAATTTTAACAAATATATCATTGGCTTTAATCTTTTTACTATATTTACCTTCTTCTACATATTGCCAGTATAATGTCTCAAATTCTTCACCATAGACTTCATTTAATCCTGGACATTCATTTGGACACATTAAATACCAATCTCCATTTATTTCTAATTGTTTCATAAATAAATCTGGAATCCATAATGCTAAAAATAAATCTCGAGCTCTACTCTCTTCTGAACCTGTATTTAATTTTAATTCTAAAAATTCTTCAATATCACTATGCCATGGTTCTAAATAAATTGCAATAGCACCAGGTCTTTTTTTTCCTCGACCTCCTTGATTAATATATCTTCCAATTTCATTATATACTTTTAACATTGGAATTAAACCAGAAGATTCTCCATTAGTTGATAATATTTTAGAACCTCTTGATCTAATATTTGAAACATGAATTCCAATACCTCCAGACCATTTTGAAATTTTCCCAGCATCGTGAAATGTTTTAAAAATTCCATCTAATGAATCTTCAGTTCCTAATAAGAAACATGATGATAATTGTTCAAAATTTGTTCCAGCATTAAATAAAGTTGGTGTTGCATGTGTAAAATATCCATCATACATTAAATTGAATGATTTTTCAATTAATTCTAATTTATTTTCATCATTTGATCTAAAATGAATTGAAATAGCAACTCTCAAATATAAATCAGATGGATTTTCTATAATTTTTTCATCAACTTTAATTAAATATGAACCAATTAAAGTTTTATAACCAAATAAATCCATAAATGATGGTAGAGAGTTTTTTTCGTTTATTAATTCATTTAAAAATTCAGAATTATATTTAACAAAATTAACATAATCTTGATTTAAATACTTTGGTAGTTTATCATTAATATAATTAACTTTATCAGAAAATGAATATAAATTTAAATCTATAAAAGTATCATTAATTATTTTATATAAAATTTTTGCTCCATATTCAGAATATTTATAATGTAATGATGACAAATCATCACAAACATTTAATATTAATGTACATACATCTTCATAAGTCCAATCATCTGTTAATCCTTGATATACTCGATCATTAATTAAATTAATATCTATTTTATCATCATATACTATATTATGAGTAAGAGTAACATTAATATAATTAACAATATCTTGAACTTTTGACATTTATATAATTATATTATTATATATTTATATATATAAAAATCAATTTTTTTACTATATAAATTTGTATTATATAGTAATATTATATTAATCTAATTTAAATCTAGTTTAAATATTAATATTATATATTAATATTTAAATCTTAAATTAATATTAATTAATAATAAAATATTTTATTAAAAAAAATATTTTTATTTTTTGAAAAATAATGCTTAAATTTTTTAAAATAATCTATTTTTATTATAATATGTGTTATTCAAAAAAAATATCTTTAATATCATTTTTATTTGGTATAATAACAAGTATAGGATTAATATCTTTTGGTAATAAAAAAAGTTTTTATTCTAATCTATCTATTGGTATATTTTATATTTTTGTATCATTTATGCAATTAGTAGAATATTTTATTTGGTCAGATATATTATGTATAAATGGATTAAATAAATTAGGTTCATTAATAGGTCCTATATTAAATCATATACAACCAGTTATATTTTTTATATTATTATATATTTTTGTTAAACCAAAAATAATTATCCCAATAAATATAATTATTATATGTAATATCTTATATATATTATATATAATTTATAAATATTATTATTATGTAAAAGATAAAGATAATTTATGTGTTGGAGTAAATAATGAAGGACATTTAGAGTGGTCATGGAAACAGAATTATTATTATATATTTTATTTTATAATAAATTTTATTATTATTATTAATTATTATCAAAATACAAATATATTAATATCATTTATTACAAGTTATTTATTTTTACTAATAAGTATATTTAAATTTAAGAAAAATATTGGTGAATTTTGGTGTTTAATGGTTACCGGAGTTCCTTTAATAGTATTAATTATACAGAAAATATTTGATATAAAAAAATAAAATATAATTCTATTATAATTATTATTATATGTGTTATTCAAAAAAGCTATCTTTAATATCATTTTTATTTGGTATAATAACAAGTATAGGATTAATATCTTTTGGTAATAAAGAAAGTTTTTATTCTAATCTATCTATTGGTGTATTTTATATTTTTGTTTCATTAATGCAATTAGTAGAATATTTTATTTGGTCAGATATATTATGTATAAATGGATTAAATAATTTAGGTTCATTAATAGGTCCTTTATTGAATCATTTACAACCAATAGTATTTTTTGTATTATTATATATTTTTGCAAAACCAAATATTATTATACCAATTAATATAATAATTTTATGTAATATTTTATATGCAATATATATAATATATAAATATTATTATTATATACAAGATAAAAATAATTTATGTGTTCGAGTAAATAATAAAGGACATTTAACATGGACATGGAATAAAAATATAATTATATTTTATTTATTAATAAAATTTATAACTATAATTAATTATTATCAAAATACAAATATATTTATTTCATTTATTATATGTTATTTATTTTTACTAATAAGTATATTTAAATTTCAGAAAAATATTGGTGAATTTTGGTGTTTAATGGTTACAGGAGTTCCTTTAATAGTATTAATAATACAGAAAGTGTTTAATATAAAAAAATAAAATATAATTCTATTATTTTTTTATATTACACCTTAAAAAAAAACTTAAAAAATATGTTTTGAGTGTATAATATTTAACTAATTATATATTATATTTTTATATGTTATTAAATATAATAGTAATATCTTAATAATTTAATTTTAAGTGACACAAAACATATTTTTAGAGTGTAATAATATAATCAATAAAATTATTATATATTAAAACAATATGTAGATAATATAAAATAAATCTAACAAGTTATTATAAAATAAAATTATTTATATTTTATTGTCCATTTTATATTTATTTCAAATGATAAATTTTTCAAAAATAAATATAATCCTATAATATTAATAATTATTATTAGTGATATATAATTTAATAAATATAATTTATTTAAAATTATATTTATATATTCATAATTAGATTTCCATATATTATATATTAATAATAATAAACATATATATAAACTATTAAAATTATAATTTTGAATAAATTCAGCCATTAATAAATTTAAACTTAAATTTATTAATGATATTTTTTATCAATTTTTATAATTAATCCCATATTAATCTACCATTAACATATATTTTATTATTATGATAATAAAAATTAAAACAACTTATTTCTTTAGGACTTGATAATATTGGGATTATTTTCTCTTCAGATATCGATAAAATTCCAATATAGATATCTTTTGATTTTAATTCTAAATAATTTTTTTGTTTTCTGAACTTATTTAATCCAAATAAAACTATATCTTCAATTAATAAATCTAAACCATCATGATCTTGTAAAATTTTATCACTATAATATTTACCATAATATATTCTTGGATCATTTTCTATTTTATAAAAAAAACTAATAAATATCATATTATAAATAATAAAGAAAAATATTTTTAAATCTCATTTGATTTAAAAATATTTTTTTCTATATATATATATATAATGGATTTTACTAAATTAATAACATTAACTGATTATTTAAAAAATCATAGTGATATTAATCATGAGTTTATAGATGATTTTTTTTTAATTAATTATAATTGTCTAACTAATCTAATTAATTTAGAAAAAATAATAAAATGGACTGATTATAAAAAAAATGATTTGAAAAAATATTTATTTAATAATTATAAAGAAAAAAAAGATTATAAAATAAAAAAAGATAAAAAAAATTTAAAAAGTAAGAATGAAACTATTTTATTAACACCAAGTTGTTTAAGATCAATAATTATGTTAAAACAAAGTGATAAAAATCTTAAACTAATGGAAGATTATTTTAAATTAGAAGAAATTAAGGAAGAATATAAAAAATATTTAATAAAAGATTTTTTATATAATTATATAGATAAAAATCTTGAAAAAATAGAAGATAAAATAGAAGATAAAATAGAAGATAAAATATAATAAATAATAAATATCATATTATAAATAATATAAAGAAATAATATATTTAAATCTCATTTGATTTAGTTTTTTTAGATTTTTTAACTTTTTTTTCAGGTTTAGGTGATGGAGTATTATCTGAATCAATATCGGATGATGAAACAGTATTAATTTCATTTTGTTCGTTGGTTTCATTTATTTCATCACTAGTTATATTATCAATTAATTCATCATTTGTAATAGATTTTAGAATAACATCTATAATATTATTATTTTGTAATTTTTCATTTTCTTGTTTTAATGTGTTTATTAGATTATCATAATAATCACATTTTTGAACGATATATTCTTGGATTTCTTTTGATGGTATTGGTATATTTGTATTTCTAATTGTATCTAATGATAATTTAGGTATAGTTGCTTGTTTATAACTATTTTGAAATTTATTTTGAATTTCTTGACTTTTTAAAATATTAAATAAATAATAATTATTTATTTTAACATTTACTAATTTAACAGCATTTTCAGTCAATATAGATTTTTTATTAGATTTATATAATGCTATACGTCCAATTGTACCTGCAATAGATATTAATATACTATTACTTTCTAATTTATAATTTATTAATCTCTTATAAATATTTTCATTAATATTTTTATAATTTTCATCATTAATATTTTCAAATTCAGTTACTTGAATATAATAAAAATCAGTTATTTCATCACTATATTTTTCTGTAGTATCTAATCTTTTACCACCTTTAATAGTTGCTATATCTTCTATTTTTTGTTTATCTACATTAATCGTATTCATCCAAATAATACCTTTTTTAATTTTCTCATAATTATCTATTAATTTATTATTATATTCAATAGTATTATAATATAAATCTAAACTTTCTACAATTTGTTGTTGAACTGATAATGAAGGGATTGGTATTTTAATATTTTCTAAATCTCCTTTAGAAATATGTTTTATAGTTGAACCATGAAAACATTCTTCTAATTTAATCATATTATTTATGAACCAATAATATAAATAATAATTTAATATTTGATTATTTTTACTTTTAACTATAAAATTATCAGTAGAACAACTAAAATTTTTATTAATTTTAATATTTGCATTACCACCTGTACCAATAATTAAACTTTCATCTTTATAATCAATTTCATCACAATATTTTGTTAAATCTTTAGATGACGTATAAAAAGGATATTTTCCATGTTCTTGTCCATAACTTGCTTGTCTTTTACTTTTTAGCAAAAAATCACAAATATCCCCTAATCTCTTATATTCAATTCCTCCTATTTTTTCTTCTTCTACAACATTATATTTATTAACAAATAAAGAATAATCATTTTTTTCAATGTCTTTAATATCAACTTTAATAATTAATTCTTCATTAATATCTCCTTCTAATATTTTAATTTTACAAAACTCTATTTCTGTTGTTTTCCCATCATTAATAAAATATAAAATAGATGATTTAACTCCTGTATTTAAAAATAATCCATCTTCTAATGATATTACTTTTGCAAGTCTTACATTATTACATAGATATTTTCTAGTTAATTTATGAAGTTTCGCATCATTAAATAATACTCCATCTGGAACTATAACTGCACATCTTCCATCTGTATTTAATGATTGCATCATTAATTGTAAAAACAGAGGTTCGGCTTTTGTTCCTTCTATCAAAAAATTTTAATGGGGGGGGTTAATAATAATAATAATAATAATAATAATAATAATATATAATAATAATAATATATAAATATTCTTCCTTACCCACTAAATAATTATATATATTAATAAATAATAATAATACAATAATAATAATACAATGATTATAAAATTAATAATATTTGAATTTAATTCAGCCATGATTTCAGAATCATTTTTTTTAGGCAGTGATGCCGGTGTAAAGACATCTGTTTTAACATCAAAATCTTCTATAACATCTGTTTCAGAAACATCTGTATCATTTAGTTCAGAGCTATCTGTTTCAGAATCTTCTGTATTAGAGCCATTTGTATCAGAAATATTATCAGAACCTTCTGAACCTTCTGGTTCAGAACCTTCTGG